AACTCTAGTTTCTCCAGTGCCTTTTGGTTTAATGTGAACATCAACATTAGTTTCTCCACTCGCACCTAAAATTGGTGGGTTACCTGTTGCGGCGTTAGTCACTTCTAATTCATTTACCGCTGATGATGTTGTTTGAAATATGATTTGTTCGTTTCCATTTGCATCTGCAATAAAACCTGCATCTGCAATTTTTGGAGCCGTTAAAGTTTTGTTTGTTAAAGTATCTGTAGATGAAGCAGTTATAAAACCTGCATCATCTATATCTGGATTTGTCCCATCGTTAGCTGTAGCATAAACTAATTTAACAGCACCTGGAGCAATAGTTATACTATCTCCTGATCCTGATACGTATTTAAATACTACGTTTTGAGATCCAGATGTTGAATTTTTTAAAACATAGAATTGTTGAACATCAATAGGTATAGTTACGTTTCTTGCTCCTGTAAGAGATCCTGTAAATTCTATAATTCTGTGAGATAAAGTTGCACCAGTTGATCCGTCTGATACTGATAAAGTCGTATCACCAGAGTCAGATACTGCTTGTGTTGTAAATCCACCAGAAATTTGTTCAATTATTTGTAAGTTAGTATTAGTTTTAGTCCCCCAAGTTCCGGCGTTTTCACCAGTTGCCTGAAGTTCTACCCCTAAAGGTGTAAATGTTGATGCCATATTTTATCTCCTATGCAGCGTCACTATAACTTGTATTTGATCCAGTTGCAACATTTGTATACGATGAATTTGAACCTGTGTCAACAGCTTGATATGCTTGAATTCCAAAGCCAGCAGCTGTGCCAAAGCCTGCTACAGAAGCAGTTGCGGTAACTCCTGTTAATCCCATTACATCAGCAGGTGATAATGATCCAACAGAAGATGTTGCAGAAACTCCCGTTAATCCCATTACATCAGCAGGTGTAAGTGATCCAACAGATGAAGTTAATGCTTGACCAGAAAGATCAACAATTGGACTTGAATTAATACTTATTTCTCCTACACCAAAAGTTGCTGAAACTCCTGTCACTCCCATTACGTCAGCAGGTGCAAGTGTTCCAACTGCAGAAGTTATTGCTTGACCAGTTAATCCTATTGCTTGTTCGGTTGGACTAATTGATCCAACACTTAAAGTTGCAGATACCCCTGTTAAAGAAAACTCTACACTACCAATTATTGTAGGAGAACCAACACTTCCTGTTGCTGATACACCAGTTAATCCCATTACATCTGCAGGATTTAAAGTAAATATTCCCCAACCTTGTCCTTGACCCCATGCTGCACCATTCCAACCTGATGCACCTACATTAGATTGCATCGCATCAGGACCAGTTAATTCAACTAACATTCCTGATTCACCCCAGGTTTCATTACCCCAAGTATCTTGACCCCAACCTTTATTAATTTCTGTTGTGATAGATGTGGTGCCTAAAGACGCGGTAATCGCACCAGGACTTGTTAAATTAACTTGTTGATCAGTTAAATTATTCCAAGTTGTGCCTGGTTCATTATAAGATTTTGCACCCCAACCAGATACGATAGGATCAGTTGTACCCCAACGACCTGTGCTCCAGGTTGTTCCTGATTGATTCCATGTGTTTGCCATAAGGAGGACCTCCTTATGCTAATCGTATGATTGCGTTAGTTGCGTCCGCTGTAGGGAATTGTATTGTAAATGTCCCGCTAGTTACAGTCTTATCTCCACCAAAAGCTATAACAACACATGCAGGATCGCCACTTGCAGAATCGTTATATATTAATGCACCATTTGCTGTAAATGAAGCGTCAGTGTAACTAACATCAGAAAAATCACAAACCGCTGTTGTGCTTGAAGCCGTTGGAGTTACACTCGTAAGAGTTGCACCACCAGAGGTGTAGGCAGTTCCGGATGAATTTGTAATTTCATTTGAAGATGAAAAAGCTGTTGTTGAAGCTCCTAAAGTCGCTGAACTAGTGTACAAGGCTATTTTAAAAGTGTTGCCAGTTGTGGCTGTAAAATCATGAACTCCTTTTAAAAGTTCTACTTTAAAACTTGTACAAACTGCCGATGTTATTGCCATAATTTATCTCCTATGGGTTTGCTGAAGTTACTGGAATACGAACAGCGCCATCAGTATAGTCATCTCTTCGTCTTCTACCAACTTGCTCGTTAGCAAACTTCTGTACCTCTTGTTTATACTTATTTTCGTATAGTGTCAACATATCTATCGGACCTTTTAAAAACGAATATGTCTCTGACAGACAGCAATATAACAGTCCATTTGGAAAGTTAAGACTGATATAATTAGTGTTATCTCCCTCTAATAATGCAGGAGCCACATTATAATGCACTCTAAATTTGTAAGTTGTATCAGGAACAGGAGCAAACATCATTCTTCCAGAAGTAGTGTCTGATTCTCCTGTAGCACCACCAAACATAGCATAGTATTTAGGTTGTCCTCTTTTAGATGATTCTGTTGATGAAACATACTCTTGTAAATATGTAATATCTTTTTTTTCTAAAAAAACATTTGCACCAGTTACTGCCGATGTTGAATCATACACTTGTATAGCTCTGATAAAAACAGCCCCTGCTGGAGCGTTAATAGTCGATTGACCAGTTACTAGATTACCATCTTGTTGTTTTCTATCTGCATCGATAGGCACATCTCTAAAAATTCTATATTGTGCATTTAAAATAATATTCTCTAAAACAGAGTCTGATAAAACGTTAGAGTCAACCTCTGTATAACTTCTTATTTGTGTCTTTAATCCTGATGCGCTTAATCCTGCCATTATGCTATTCCTGCAACCTCTCTACAGATAGGACAACTTTTTTTATATCTATTATGTGTTCCACATTTTACTGCTTTTCCATCAACATCTGTATAAACTGGAATTTCTGGTTCTGGTGTGTGTAAATATAATTCTTCATGTGGGTCCATATCTTCTGGACATGCACATTGTTTGATACCAAATAATTTACAAATAAAATTTTTTAATTTTTTAATCATGCTGTTACCGTTACAGGTCCTGCTGATGCAGAACCCCCTCCTCCTGTTTCAGTTATACTAGATGTTGTAGCTGTTGCAAAGGTATAATTATCGTCGTCAACTTTTGTAATTACATATCCTTCAGCTAAATTTATTGTTGCTGCAGCCACCCCACCAACTACATTTACATCTCTAAATCTAACTCTATCACTCGTAGATCTACCATGATCTGGTTCATTAACTGATATCGTTGCAGATCCACTTGTTGTTGTAAATGCATTTAATGGTAGTATATTTGGAACTGCTGTCTCTGTTCTATCAGGTCTTACATTTCTTAAAGATATAGAATCACCGTTCATAGGTTTTGGTTCTAATTGTGGTTGTTTAGGTTCAAATTCAGACACGTGCACAAACGCACCATTCCATTCTCTGACCATTTCTTTATATGGAAACTCCATACCTGATCTGTCTGATATTGCTCTTGCATATTTACCTGTTGCGTACTTTGCCATTATGTTCCCGGATAATAAGCTTTAGGCGTAATGTGTGTGCTTGAAGCTGATCCGTCCTCCGCTAGTGCTCTTGCAAACTCATCTTCATAAGCTAGTTTTGTAGCTTGTATAAGTTGTGGTTGATATTTTTGTGATAAATAATAAGCAAGTCCTGATACCATGCAAGGCACAAATCTGAATGGCACATCTGTTGCATTCGTATAATCTCCAACATCTTGTATTCTTTTTATAAAAAAGAAATGCATATCTTTAGATGCATTTGTTGAGTCGGGTGTTGGATAAACATGTATAGTAACTTTATCTATAAATCTCTCTACCCAATATTGATTAGGTGTTCCTTTAGATAATTTATTTGAAAATCCTGCATAAGTAGATCTATCTACTTTTGTCATTGGACTATCTGATTGTGTTGTTTGAGTTCTATTAGATCTTAATTGTGCTTCGAGGACATCGGATATACCAAACACGCTTGCAGGATCTGTAGTTGTTGCTGATGTTCCATCATCGCTTGATCTAAAAAAATCGTAATCTGCTTGACCTTCAACAAGATCTAGATTTGTAGAACCCACTTCCCAATAGTGAATACCTCTGTTACCCCATTCTTGAAATAAAATATTAAGAGATCTTCTTGCAGATTTAAGTTGATAACCTGCTACAGAGTTTAATCCTATACGTTCGAAAGCATCTTCTATTATTTCTTCAATAGAAAAAGTTTTATCAAAAGTTGTAGTGCTAGAGGTGGTGTTAGCCATTTAACCTCCTATCCATCAAAGAATGTAGTGACACTCACTGCTGTTCCTGCTGGAATATCTATGAAAGCTCCTGCATCAAATAATACTCCGTCATCAGGTATATATGGATCAATGTAATCTTTAGTAGTTGTTGCAACTTGAAAAGAAAATAAAGAAGTTCCTGATACAGGTGATGTATTAAAATAAGATATATTTCCTACAGTTCCGCCAGTTGTAATATGCATTCCTCTAACTCTTGTTCTACCGGCTGTTAAAACAGCTTGTCCGCCTGAAGTTCCTGCAGCATTTCCAGCTGAAGTATTTGTTCCAACTGCACCATTGGTAGCTATTTGAGTAACCGTGTTGTAAAATTTTGTGCTAGTTACTGTGTTATTGTTTGGTCCAGCAAGAACTTCTGACAAAGCGTTTCCTGCAATGTCTGTTCCAGTTATTGTAAAATTAACTCCAGAGATATTTCCTGTTGAAGTTAAAGTTACTGCACAAGATTGATCTGTGCTATGAAACGCACCCGTTCCAGCCGCTGCAGCTAAACTTAAATTGTCAGCTCCACTTGTAGTTTGTGCCGCTGCAATAGATGTAGTTGAAGCAGATAAACTGTTTAAGAATGTTTTACTCTTTACGTCTGTTGACATTTGTTTCTCCTTAAAAATTTGTGTGGGCCGAAGCCCACACTATTACTTATTAAAGTTCAGTATTAGCTGTTCTCTCTTTTCCTGCTGAAATGTAATCCATAGTCATTACTTTTGCAACAGCTTCTCCGTTTTGAATTCCAAATGAAACAGCCAAGTCTTCGTTGTCTGGGGCATTTGTGTTCACACCGGAACCAACTTTTACGTTATCTTTGTACACGTGAAACTTTCTGTCTTTTGGATCATAGTAAAATCCTAAAGTCATGAAAGTATCGTCAGCTGCAGTTCCACAAGAAACAGTTGTTTCTGTGCTGTCTTTTTCTATGACTAATTCCATAGAAGTAGAACCATCAGCTTTTCTGAAAAAGATACCGTCAGTC